TGTTGGGTCAAGTGAGATTGCAAATAATTCTGTAACTACTACACAACTATCAAGTGCAGCACTTGGTGGTAAAACAATGTCAGGTAATATTAACTTTACTGGAGATTTAAATCTAGGTAATGGTACAGGAGATATTACAAATATACAAACACTAGGTGTAAGAGATAGTAATCCACCACAAATGCTTCACTTAGATGAAGTAGCTGGTATGAGTGTAGGCTCAGGAAGTTCATCTGCAACAGCACAGTTTACATTAGATAGTTTTGCAGTAGCTACATTTAGAACTGCTAAGTATTTAGTACAGGTACATAATTCAACAGACACAGATTTTCAAGCAATTGAAATTTTATTATTCCATGACGGAACTGATGTATACTTAACACAGTACGCATCTATTTTTGAAAATGGAGCGCAGGCAACATTTGATGCGGATATAAATTCAGGAAATGTAAGATTAAGAGCAACGCCAGCAAGTACAGATACTATGGCGTTCAAGTTTATAAGGACAACAATAGAGGTATAACATGGGACAAAAATTAGATTTTAATATCGAGGACGCTGGTATCAAAATTGATGGTGCTGACGTAATTGACGCAAGTAGAAACTTCGAAGGGTCTGTCGCAGCTAGTAAGGTAGGCTCAGGTACTATCGCAAAAGCTAGACTACCTTTTACAATTACAACAACCGCACCAACAAATACTTCCGGCACGAGTGACGGTCATGTATGGTTTGTATATTCGAGTTAAGAGATGGCAATATATGTTAATGACAGTGGTACATTACGTCAGATATCCTTCCTTGCAGTCAACGATGGCGGCACAATACGAAGGGTCAATGAAGTATATGTAAACGATAACGGCAACCTTGCGGGGCCGTTTTCTGCTGTGCATGAAACAACTAGAAATACTGACACAGCGAGAACAACAAATACCACTGATATTGTAACTACCTTTAATACTACTACAGCTTTTGATACTGACTACAATACAACAACAGGTTTCGATACTAGTAGAACTACAGAATTTAATACATCAAGAAGTACTGAAACAAACAGAACTACTACTTTTGAAACTACAACAGTATTTGCAACTACAATCAATACTACAACTGCATTTACTACCACCACTGCATTTAACACTACAACAACTTTCAATACAACCATTACTACGGTTACAGATTTTACAACAACAACGCAGTTTAATACAACAACTACATTTGATACAACTACAACTACAACAACTGATTTTACAACTACAACTGCATTTAATACAACAACAACGTTTAACACAACAATAACAACAACAACAGAGTTTAGTACTACAACTGCATTTAATACTACAACAACTTATGCAACTACGCAAGGTACAACAACTGCGTTTAACACAACTACAACGTTTACTACAACTACAACGTTTGATACAAATACTACTACAACAACTGCGTTTAACACAACTACAACGTTTACTACAACTACAACATTTAATACTAGTAAAACTACAACTACCGCATTTAATACAACTACAACATTTGAGACTACAACAGTATTTGAAACTAGCAGAAATACGACTACTGCATTTAATACAACAACAACGTTTACTACAACAACAACGTTTAACACAACGCTTGAAACTACAACAGATTTTACAACAACTACAACGTTTAATACTACGCTCACAACTACAACAGCGTACGAAACTACAACTACATTTACAACTTTCTTTGATACGACTATTTTAACTAATAGACTTACAGAATTTACAAATAGTACTTCGTTTGCTACGACTAGAACTACAACATTTGAGACTACTACAGCATATGAGGACAGTACGTCACAATCAACTACAAGAACAACTACATATGATACGACTACAGCATATGAAGATAGTACATCTCAATCTACGACTAGAACAACAACATTTGATACGACTACAGCATATGAAGACAGTACCTCTCAATCTACGACTAGAACAACAACATTTGATACAACTACTGCATATGAGGACAGTACATCTCAGTCAACCACTAGAACAACAACATTTGATACAACAACTGCTTATTCAGATAATACATCATTTGCTACTACTAGAACTACAACGTTTAGTACAACAACTGCTTATTCAGATAATACATCATTTGGCACAACTAGAACTACAACGTTTAGTACAACAACTGCTTACGAAGACAATACATCATTTGCTACAACAAGAAATACTGCACATGATACAACCACTGCTTTTGAGGCTAGTACCTCATACAATACTACCCAATCTACAAGCACCTCTAGAAATACAGCGTTAGATGCAGTAAATACAAACTATACTACTACTCAGTCTACCAATACATCTAGAAATACAGCGTTAGATGCAGTAAATACTTCGTATACTACTACACAGTCTACAAACACAAGTAGAAGTACAGGCTTTACAAACTCTACATCATATAATACTGCTTTTGCTACGAATACATCAAGAAGTACAGGCTTTACAAACAGTACATCCTACAATACAGCGTTTGCTACGAATACATCAAGAAGTACAGGCTTCACGAATAGTACTTCGTACAATACTGCTTTTGCTACAAACACTTCTAGAAATACAGCACTTGCTGCTGTCAATACAAATACAGCGAGAAATACTTCGTATGATACAGCAAGACTAACAGAATACACAGGAAGTACATCATTTACAAACTCTACTTCGTTTGGTACAAATACATCTTTCGCTACGGCCTTTGCTACGAATACATCGAGAGTTTCAGAGTTTACGGCAAATACATCTAGAAATACTGCAACAAGTAGAAGTACAAACACGTCAAATTCTACTTCATTTGCTACAAACACAGCAAGAACAACTGAATATACAGCTAACACGACTAGAAATACAAATACAGCAAGAGGTACAAATACATCAAGAAGTACTTCATTCGCAACTAACACAGCAAGAACTACAGAATTTGCAGCAAATACAACTAGAAACACAAATACTGCTAGAAATACAAATACATCAAACAGTACAGGCTTTACAAATAATACTACAAGAAATACAAACACAGCAAGAAGTACAGGATTTACAAATAATACTACAAGAAATACAAACACAGCAAGAAGTACAGGATTTACAAATAATACCAGTTTTGGAACTAGTAGGGCTACAAATACATCGCATGTTACTACTACTTCGTTTACGTATACATACTTCTCTTATAGTCAGGGCTACGTTCAAGCTACATTATTTACGGATACTATTACTGCAGGTATTACAGGTACTAATTACAACACTTCTCAAGCTACCAACACAGCAAGAAATACAGCGTTTACAAATTCTACTTCATTCGCAACTAACACAGCGAGAACTACAGAGTTTACAAATGCTACTTCATTCGCTACAAACACAGCGAGAACAACTGAATATACAGCAAGTACAGGGTTTACAAACTCTACATCCTTCGGTACAAACACAAGTGTAAGTACAGGATTTACAAATAACACAGCAAGAACAACTGAATATACCGATAACACAGGATTTACAAACTCTACATCCTTTGGAACAAACACAAGTAGAAGTACAGGATTTACAAATAATACAGCAAGAACTACAGAGTATGCTAGTAATACATCATTCACAAACGCTACGTCTTTCGGAACAAACACATCTGTAAATACTGCATTTACAAATAATACGACTAGAGTAACTGAAGACTTAGCAGGTACAACAAGAAACACTGCGACAAGTAGAAATACAAATACTTCTAACAATACGTCCTTTGCTACAACAAGAAGTACAGGCTTTACAAACTCTACTAACACAAGTAGACTTACACAATACACTGATAATACATCGCAAGCTACAACTAGAAATACTGCAACAAGTAGAACAACTGAATATACTGATAATACATCACAAGCTACAACAAGAAATACTGCGACAAGTAGACTTACAGAATATAGTGATAATACATCACAAGCTACAACAAGAAATACTGCAACAAGTAGAACAACAGTATTTACTGATAACACATCCTTTGCTACCACAAGAAGTACAAATACAAGTAGACTTACGCAATATACTGATAATACATCATTTACAACTGCAAGAAGCACAAACACAAGTAGAACAACAGTATTTACTAACAATACGTCCTTTGCTACAACAAGGACTACAAATACTTCAGCAACTACAGATACTATTATTTCCACAAGTTATACTACTACTCAGGTAACAAATACAAGTAGAACAAGTAATACTTCGCAGTCAACAAGTTATACTACTACACAATCTACTAATACAAGTAGAACAAGTAATACTGCACAATCAACAAGTTACACTACTACACAATCTACTAACACAAGTAGAACAAGTAGTACTGCACAATCTACTTCGTACAACACGTCGTTTACAACAAATACAAGTAAAACAACTGGTACGTCACAATCTACTTCGTATAATACATCATTTACAACAAATACAAGTAGAACAAGTAGTACTGCACAATCTACTTCGTATAATACATCATTTACAACGAATACGAGTAGAACGAGTAGTACGGCACAGTCTACCTCGTACAATACATCATTTACAACAAATACGAGTAGAACAAGTAATACTGCGCAGTCAACAAGTTATAATACTACTCAGACAACAAATACAAGTAGAACTACAGAATTCGAGACAACATATCAAACTTCAAGACTATCTTCTAGAAGCACAGGAACAAGTAGAGATACTACAACAGTATTTAATACAGCTAGAGGAACAGTTACAGATAGAGATACAACAACAACATTTAATACTTCTAGACTGTCAGATACAACTAGAACTACAGGAACAGACAAAAGTACAAGTACTACATTTAATACTTCAAGAGTATCAGATACAACTAGAACTACAGGAACAAGTAAAGATACTACAACAGTATTTAATACAACACAATCAACAGATACAAGTAATGCAACTCTTACAAGTAGAGACACCACGACAGTATATGCTACTTCTCAAGGAACTCTTACAACTAGGTCAACAGGCACAAGTAAAAGTACAACTACAACGTTTGATACAAATACTACTACAGGGACAAGTAAATCAACACTTACTTCAAAAGATACAGTATCTACATACAACACTTCTAGACTATCAGAAACAACTAGAGGAACTGTTACAAGCAAAGATACAGTATCTACCTTTGCAACCTCAAGAGATTCTCTTACAAGTAGAGGAACTGTCACAAGTCAAGACACAGTATCTACATATGAAACTTCAAGAGCCTCTCTTACAAGTAGAAGCACAGGGTCTAGTAGAGACACGACAAGTACATTCAATACTAGTAGAGCGACTGAAACAAGTAGAACAACAGTATTCAATACAACTACAACATTCAATACAACTAGAACTACAACCTATGCAACAGGTCAAAGTACAACTACAACAATTCAAACAACTAGAGATACAGATACAACTAGGACGACAACTCCTACTACAACTACAACGTTTGAGACAGGTACACAAGTATTTGAAAGAATTACCGCATCAGCAGCTGGAACAATCTTCGACACAGAAGTTTCTAGCGCAGAAGCATTTAATGCGTCCTTCTGGGATGGTAGCCAGTGGTCGGAAGATTAATAATTACCAACGGAGAAACAATGAAATTAGAAGAAAAAGATATCACTCCTAAATATGTGAGTGATAAGCTAGAAAGCTTAGCCAGTGCTTTATTTGACTCAATCCATCAGTTTGAAGAAAGACTGAAAGAACAAGAGTTACATATAGTAGATTTAAAACATACAATTAAAAGGCTAGAGAATGGTAGTAAGGACTAATAAATTAGTACCTTTTGCTTCTGTAGAAGAATTAGGTGACCAAACAACTCATATATTTAAATCAGGTTCTTGTACAAGACCTAAAGAAGATTTAAATGAACTGGGTCAAATGAAAAAGGAACTTATCCCAGACCAAAGGTTTGGACTAACTTTTGAATATGATGTGTGGTTCAATACTAATGAATTACATACTATTAGAAAGTGGTTATACACAGATTTTCTAGGAGCAGGTATATACTTAAGGGTTCCTAGTGTAAAAATAAATGATAAATTGATGTTAAGTATTGTTAATTCTGACATAAAAATTGACGAAGAACGAATACAAAAAGTCAAAAATAATCTTAGAAATAAATATCATTTAAAACATACTGATGAAGAATACGATAAAGTAGTATTTCCTCCAGGAACAAACTTACTTACTAAACCAAATTGTGTTCATTGGGGTAGAATAAAACAATGTATAGATGAAGGTTATGTAATAAAACCACATCCAATTACTACTGATTTATATGTTGCTAGACTAAAAAGAAAGTTTGGCAAAGACAAAGTTTTAGATAAAAAATCAGGTGGTATGGAACTATTAATGAAATGTTCTCATGTTGCTACAATGCCAAATAGTGAAATGGGACTCATTGCATTATTACTTAAGAAGCATTTAAGAATGATAAGTTATACAAAAGAAGAAAGAGAAAAAAGTTTACTAACATACGAAAGTATTTACTATGCCTGTGCACAAGCAAGAGGCGGTATAGAAAAAATATTTTCAGCAACTAATTCAGGTATTATATTTGCCTTTGATGAAGATGCACAAGCACGAATGAATAATTATATAAATAATTTTTGGGAGTTTAAGAAAACAAATGATTGAGATAGTACATACATGGAAGCCAGACTGGAGTTACTTCACTATAGCTTCGCTGATTGACAAAGATGAGGATTTTCGTCTGCACTTATATGTGCATGAGGATGACTATGCCGATTTGCCAGTAAGCTGGATATTTGAAAATATACCCAATGTAAGAATCTACGAAAGCTATTGGAAGAAAGATTTTGCTGCAAGAGCAATACAACATCTTAGACTATTCTGGAAAGATAAAGGGTTGCATAAAAGAATTATGTATGCAGGTGGAAATAGAATATTCCTAAAAGATAATTGGAAGAATGAAATACCAAGCGAAGACTTTTTCCAAAATAAAATGGCACACTTGTCAAGAAAGAAAACTTTTATAGGACACCCTCATTTTGAAAACTACTACGGTATACTAGATTTTGCTAAAGGAGACATGCCTGCAAACTGGGACACAGAGTTTTTTATGATAAACTACGACTTACTAAAAGATGCAAGAGATACTGATTTATTCTATGCACAAGGCTTTTATCAGAACTACGACAGTAGAGTACTTGCAGCAACAAACCAGTTCTTCTTTTCAAAATTACACAATAGACCACACGGAGTATTACCTAGATATATGAATGGTAAGAGTGATTTGCTTATTCAATGGGATGCTTTGCCTTCAAGAGAATACTTGAATTATAATGTAATGCTTAGAAAATCTTGGAGTATTGCTATGCCTACAAAGGCACTAGAACTTGGATATGCTAAGTGTACTACAGGAACTCAACTATCTACTCCATGGGAACTATATGCAGACCTTATACCAAAGATACCTGTAAACTATAGAAATGCAAGAGTATGTGAAAACATATCATACAAATCAAATAGACAAAAAGGTACTGCGAGTAAACTTATACAAGTAGGATATAGATTAGGAAAACTTTAACATCTCCTCTTTTAGGTCGGAAAGAACTTTCCAATTTAACTTACCTTCATCTCTCCATTTAGAAACTATCTCTTTTTCATTAGGATTATGAGGATTTGTACCCGAAGCATTTATAGGCATGTGCCAACTTGAAGGGTAATCTTCGCCTGTCTTTATTGGTAACTTTTTAGAAAAGAAATCAAATCCAATTAGTGTCAAACTTTTATAATTACACTTCTGTAAGAAAAATAATATACCGAGATAACCTGCACTTGGACGTTTGCCCTTCCCCCATTTATTATTAACTGCACCAACATCTTCAAATATAACTTTTAATTCTTCATCTGAGAACATATCATTATCGTGACCCCAAGGCGGTGCTCCTCTATGGTCTGGGTATTTGTCGAGATTTATACGGCAACGATTAAACAAGGGGTATGCTTTTTCAAACGCAGGATAGAAGTTCATTCTTAACCATCCAGTAATCCAAATATCTGTACGAGTTCCCACATGTTCACTATTTGTAATGTCAGGTACACCTTTCCCAAATCGCACAACTGTGTCAAAACTATCTATGTATTGTCCAAAATCATATTGCATGATTTCGACAGAGTTTCCCACAAGTATTAAATTTTTGTTTTCTGTTAACTTCTGTAAAGTTTCATCCATAATGCTGTAAGCTCCGAGTCTTCGTTTATATTTAACCAAGGCCCGCCGTCTGTGTAGTGTAGGGCTTTTGGTCTTTTAAATTTGTAGTAATTTACCATGGCATTGTACTGCGCGGGAAGTTCTCCTATGCTGTCCGCCCACCGCAACTCATGCAATGCACCCGCTGGGGCTTGGTTTACATAATCATAAGTAAGTTCTGTACACTTAGGATTATTAAAAAGCATGAGACTTGACCAGTATTTTCTAGGATAACCATGATTTTTCTTGTTTATCATTTTCTTAGTCTTAACGAGGAAACTAGGATGTTTTACCACATGAACTGTATGTTCATCGGAAAAATAATCCATAACTTCTTCAGGGTCACAAAGCCATAAGAAATCTCCATCACAGAATAAAGCTTGTCCTTCGTAGTCACAGAGCTGTGGTACTAGAAAACGAGTAAAGGCAAATTCCGTACTCTCGTTCTGAAATGGACGAGTATATTCGGATATTTCCGATTTTTTGAGTGGTATGATTTCATGATTGGAATTGTAACGAGTTATGCTTTTTGCACATACGTCAAACATTTCTGGGTATTCAGATTCGTACCCAATAAAAATTTTCATAGTATTATCCTTTTTTGAAAGTAATGTTCCATTTTCTCTCCCATAGGACAGACGGAATAAATATTTTTAAAGAAAGGATTAGAGAAGTATGCCCAGTGTGCTCCTCCAGGTTTTATACTAGTAATCAGCTTTTTAGATGAAAAGTAAGTATCTTCTTGAATCCTTTTTATTTTGTTTTTTAGTGCAATTCTAGTTTCATCGCACAGTTTTATGTTCTTATATGCTTCACTATTAGGGTCTAAATCATCTATATTAAACTCTTGTGTGATATAATAATCGTTTACTTGGTCTGGTATAGACACTTGTAATTCGGGTAAATTTGGGTATTTACCTATTTTCCCTTCTTTTACATCTTGTTCTACATACTTCATATACTTTTCCATCCAAAGCATATTAGTCATGCCATTTGATTCGTCTGCTACTATTCCGCCATACAAATTATTATATACATAACTACAAGGAACTTCTTTTAATCTTTTAACATTTAGTAATCCTTTATAGTGCGCTGTCTTTAAATGTAAATAGAATCTAGTATCTTCTCCTATTCGCATAGTTTCATCAAATCTGTACTCTGCTGCTTTTCTTGAATACCATACAGGTCTACAGTGATTATCTACCATCATCTGATTAGTCACATGAGAGAAGTATGTTTCATTATACTTTCTACACATCTCATGCATATCATTTGTATACTGAGCAAATTTATTTATAACAGCCTCTAGTCCACCTAGTTCATCAACTTTTTTTCTATACCATTTCTGATACTTATAAGCTAATGGCATGTACTGACCCAGAAATTCTTTATCTTTCTCAAAATTTGCAGGTCTATCTTGATTATTCATGATTCTTGTGAAGTGTCTTTGTCCATATTTATCTATAAACTGAGACCACTGATGATATATAATTATACTATCGGGCGCACCTTCTTTTGCAAACCCTTTATACAAATCAACCCCGTAAGGGGTTAACATATCATCTCCGTCAATTTGTACCATGTAGTCGTCATTAGACTTCAAGAATATTTTTAGCAGTTCATTTTTTCCTTTACCTGGAGTTCCATTACATTCAGTAATATGGTGTTCTATGTTTCTTTCAGAACACCACTTACTTACTGCTTGTTCATACCCCGAGTCAGGCGTATTTATAACTACTACTGCATCTTTGTAAGGTATATTTGACCATCGCGGGTCAAAATGTATTTGTAAACTTTTAAAACTAGTGTCTGTAGAGGCACTTCTGTCATACCAGTCTAAATACCTACCTGCTGCAGTAGTGAGTATATAAAATCTAACTGTCTTCTTCACCGACATCGCTACTATTTAATTGATTACCTAAATCATTAATATAAGCCTGTCTGGCTGTCTGGCAGATAGCTATAAGATGTTTACATCTTTCAATCTCTTGGTCTGCCACATTTATAGACGTAACTATAGCTTTCTGTTCATCAGATAAATCTCTAATAAAGTGTGCTACGCCGTCAATGGTGATACTTTGTTCTTCGCTCATTTAAATATATCCTGCCAATTTCCTTGTGTACTAGCCTTAGCATACTCGGTAGCACGGTTTTCAAAAAAGTTGGTATGCTCAACTGCGTTTACTTGCATATCAATCCAAGGCAGTGGATTAGTAGTACTATGGAATATGTTTTTCATTCCTAGACCTAGTAATCTTCTATCTGCAATATATCTAATATACTCTTTTACTTCCTTCGCTGTTAAGTCAGGTATGTCTGCTTTATCAAAACAAACATCAATAAACTTATCTTCTAATTCAACAACGCGTTCTGCTGCACAATATATCTCATATTTCAGTTTATCTGTCCATATATCTGGATTTTCTGCAATAAAAGTCCTAAAGAGTTTTGATAGTCCTTCAACATGAAGTGACTCGTCTCTTATAGACCATGTTACTATCTGCCCCATACCTTTCATAAGATTATGTCTAGGATAGTTTAGAAGTATAGCAAAACTACTAAATAGTTGTACTCCTTCTGTAAATCCACTATAAACTGCCATTGTTTTTGCAATCTCGTGTGGACTTGACATATTAAAGTCAGTTAAATACTCATGTTTCTCTGCCATAGCTTGTATTTCAAAGAACTCTGTGTATTGTTCATCTGACTTTCCTAATGTCTCTAGTAACAAAGAATATGCTTCTTGGTGTACTGCTTCCATAGCAGCATAACTAACTAGCATCATTCTTATTTCTGGTTGTTTGAATGTTGGTAAATAATGCTTTGCATATCCACAACATACATCTACATCAGCTTGTGTAAAAAACTTAAATATATTATCTATAAGTTTTCTTTCGCCCTCTGATAATTTTTGGTTATAATCTTTGATGTCATCTTGGAGCGGCACTTCTTCAGGTAGCCAATGCATTTGTTGTTGTTTCTTATAGAACTCAAACGCCCAAGGATAATCAAAAGGTTTATAATAATCTCTTTCTTCTAATAGTTTGCTCATTTATCCCTCGCAACTTAGACAATCTGATTGCTCAAAGATTATCTCTCTTTTAGCCAAAGAAGATACATTATCGGCTCTGCCAATAGCTTCACTTCTTAGGTAATATAATGTTTTTAAGTTCTTTGCCCATGCTAACATATGAACATTATGCAAATCCCCTTTATTTACATCAGGCGGGAAGAATAGATTGACACTTTGTGACTGACAGATAAACTCTTGTCTGACTGAAGCGTGTTCTATAACCCACGACTGATTAATTTCTACTGCTGTTTTGAATACATCTTTCTCCCAATCATCTAGTATATCTAAATGCTGCACACTTCCTTTGTTTGCAACTATGCTAGACCATGTTTCATCATACAGTTCAGGAGTAACTTTTTCTTTGATGATTTTATCTAAGAACTTATTTTTTACTAAGTTACTTCCTGTTTTTGTTTTTTGTGTGTAAGCATTGGCTCTATATGGCTCAATACTTGGACTTGTGTTTCCACAAATAATACTAGAACTAGCATTAGGAGCAATAGCTAATAGATGAGCATTTCTTACTGTACAAGAATCATCATCTGGACAAGCACCTCTTTCTGCCGCTAGTTTTCTAGTTTCGTTGTCTGCGTGTCTTTTAATAAATGCAAACATTTCTAAGTTTGTACCACCTGCCATAGCACTCTCAAACGGAATACTATTTTTCTGCAAGTATGCATGAAACCCCATTGCACCAAGTCCAATACTTCTCTCCCTGTAAGCACTGAACTTAGCCTTGTCTAATTGACTAGGTGCATTTTCAATAAAGTATGTTAATACATTATCTAGCATCCTAATC